CGGGAGCAACAAATGAAAGTCCACAAAGTAATCTGGTTCACCAGCGGCAAGGGCCTGGTGGGCATCGTTGAGGCCACGCAGGATGACGGCGAGCACGGCTACTGGATCGCGCCTTGCGACGGCTTCAACGAGGTGATCGACGCCAATTTAGTTGCCGTGCAGGGCGCGCGGTTTCCGGACCACGCGGGTCTGGCGTTGTTTGGAGGTGGCCATGAATGACCTGGAAATGCTGATGCTGGCCGCAAAGGCTGCTGGTCTTAAAGTGATCATTCCGGCAGCACCACCGCGCGGCCTGTGGATTGAGGGCCTTGAGGACGAATGGAATCCGCTTGAGGTCGACGGCGACGCGCTACGGCTGGCGGTGAAGCTGAACATCTCTGTTTTCTTCCGTCCAAACTTTGTGCATGCTGAGATTGCAACATCGGCGCATGAAGGACTTGTTTTACAAGAACCGCCAACCCCAGACAAAAACGCCGCCACCCGCCGCGCCATCGTGCGCGCGGCAGCACAAATCGGAGAACACATGGAGAAAAACAATGGCAACTGAAATCATCGTCCCCAGCAACCAGGAGCACTGGTTGGCCATGCGCAAGCTGGATGTGACCAGCACCGAGAGCGCCGCGCTCTTTGGCATGAGCCCCTACGTCACGCACTACGACCTCTGGCACCGGAAGAAAACCGGCCTTGTGCCCGAGTTCGTTGTCAACGAGCGCATGAAGTGGGGCAACCGCCTGGAGGCCGCGATCGCCCACGGCATCGCAGAGGAACAGGGCTGGGAGATTCGGCCCATGAAGGAGTACTTCCGTGACCCCGACATGCGCATGGGCTCCAGCTTCGACTTCGTGATCACCAACCTGGGCGAGCCGGTGCACCTGGAGATCAAGAACGTCGACTACCTGGCATTCCGCGACGGCTGGATCGAGCACGAGGACGGAAGCATTGAGGCCCCAGAGCATATCGAGATGCAAGTCCAGCACCAGATGGCCGTGAGCGGTTTCAAGCGCGCGTTCATCGGCGCGTTCATTGCTGGCAACCGTGGCGTGGTGATCGAGCGCCTGCGCGACGACGATGTGATCGCAGCGATCCGCGCCAAGGTGGCCGACTTCTGGCGCACGGTGGACGCGGGCCTGGAGCCAGAGCCCGTGATGCCAGGCGACGCCGAGGTGATCATTCGCATGAACCAGTACGCCAAGCCGGGCAAGATTCTGAGCGCAGAGGGCGACGACACCCTGGCCGAAATGCTGGAGCGGTACAAAAAAGCCGCCGCTGCCGAGAAGAACGCCAAGGAAGACAAGGAGGTCGCCAAGGCTGAAATTTTCCAGCACATCGGGGACGCCGAGAAGGTGCTCACCAACGCCTGGAGCGTGACCTGCTCGATGCGCGCGGACACGCCACCGACGCTGATCACCGAGGACATGGTGGGGAAAAGCTACGGCGGTAAATCCGGATTCAGAAACTGCCTAATTTACCCACGCAAGCCCACGAAATGATGGTACACTGTTTGTAAATTCCAAACGGAACCCCCAAACGGAATCCACCCCGCAGCCGGTCGGCCACCGGCGTTTTCAGGAGCAACTCAAATGAGTCAAGTCGCTGTAATCAACGAAGTCAGAAGCGCCATCGAGCGCATGTCCCCGCAATTTAAGGCAGCCCTGCCAGCGCACGTGAGCGTTGACAAGTTTGTGCGCGTCACCCTGACGGCCGTGCAAACCAACCCCAACTTGCTGGAGGCTGATCGTCGCACGCTGTTTGCCGCTGCCACCAAGGCCGCGCAGATGGGCCTACTGCCAGACGGCCGCGAGGGCGCGATCGTTACCTTCAAAGGCCAGGCGCAATGGATGCCGATGGTCGCAGGCATCATGAAGCTGGTGCGCAACTCGGGCGAGATTAGCACCTGGTCGGTCCAGGCGGTCTACGAGAACGACACCTTCGATTTCTGCCTGGGCGACGAAGAGCACATCACGCACAAGCCCAACCTGTCCAACCGGGGCAAGCTGATTGCGGTCTACTCCATCGTCACAATGAAGGACGGCGAAAAGTCCCGCGAGGTCATGAGCGTCGAGGATGTCAACCAGATCCGCGCACGCAGCCGCTCGGGCAGCTCCGGCCCCTGGCAGACGGACTTCGCCGAAATGGCCAAGAAGACCGTGGTGCGCCGCCACGCCAAGCGCCTGCCGCTCTCGACCGACATTGACGGCGTGATTCGCGAGGACGACGAGCTGTTCATGCCACCCGAGCCCGCCGAGGCGCCACGAGAGGCCGCACAAGAGGCCGAAAAGTTCTCGGCGGCCCGACGCCCCAGCCGCTTGAATAAAGTTGCTGAGCAGGCCCCGCAAGCAGGCTCACAGGCCGCTCAGCACGCTGCCGACGCAGACGGCGTGATCGATGTGCCGCACACCGAGGTGCATGACGGCCAGGAATACGTCGGCGACGAAGCTGACAGCCCGATTTGAAAGGACCCGAAAAAATGAAATACCTGATCTACCTTGTCCGCGAATCCAACGACCCCGATGGCGACTTCCGCTTGATTCGCGCTGGCAGCCCCGCCCAGGTGATGCGTCACCTCATGAAGGACCGCTTCATCATCGAGCGCCCGGGCACGGCCGAAGTGGCCGATTACATGGAGGCTGGCATTCCCATCGAACGCGTGGCCAACAACGACCTCGAGAACTGATTTTTTTAACCCAGGAGCACGCCATGAGCGATCAGAAAGCAACCCCCATCAGCGTCGCAGCCGCGACCGATGTTTCCGAGTTTTTCACCGACCTGGACGGCGGCATTTTTGAGCGCAAGCTCTCGATTGCCCTGTCCCAGGTGGCCGCCGCCTGCACCGACCACGACAAGGTCGGCGAGGTCAACATCAAACTGTCGTTTTCGCAGATTCCCGGCACCGGCCAGGTGCGCTGCGAGCACACGCTCAAATTCGTCAAGCCCACGCTGGACGGCAAGTCTGGTGAGGAAGAAAAACGCGCCACCGTTTTGCACGTTGGCAAGTACGGCGCCCTCTCGCTCGCTCAGCCTTCGCTGATGGGCAAGCAAGGCGAGCTGGTCTAACCGCCTGGAGACACCATGATCGACAAAGAAGCCATCGAAGCCCTGCAACTGTCGCAGGCAATCAGCACAGCAAACGACTGCATCACCTCCCCGGCGGTGACGGCGTTGCCGGAAAACTTCAAGCTGCACGACCTGGAAAAGCACCAGGTGTTTCGCCGCCGCGCGATCGGCCAGATGAACACCACCAGCGTGCAGGACTTTGCAAGCTACATCGAGGACCACGCCGAGCCTGGCGCTACGGTGTTTGTGAACGCCGAGTCCATGAAGGCTGTTGCGGTGCTCAACCTGGGCACACCAGACGAGCCGGGCCACGCCGACAACACGGCCGTGCTGGCCCCGAAGAAAACCGCCGCTTTCACGGCTTTGCTGGCCATGGCCAACGGCCAGCCGCGCAGCCAGCAGGACGTTGCCGAGTTCCTGGAGGACTGGCCCAGCATGGTCAGCTGCTACAACGACGAGGGCACCATCACCAACGCCAAGGCGATTGCCGCCGTCCGCAAGGTCAGCATCGAGGCCATGCGCAAGATGGAGAGCGTCGAGAAGCAGCACGCGGCCAGCCGCAGCGCGTTCGAGAGCATCCAGGCCAGCAGCACCGAGCCGCTGCCCACCCTGGTGTACTTCGAAACCGTGCCTTACAACGGACTGAACTCTCGCCTGTTTGTGATGCGCCTTGGCGTGCGCACAGGCAGCGACAAACCGGCACTGACCCTTCGTATCCAGAACATGGAGCAACACGAAGAGGACATGGCCACGGAGCTGGCTGATCTGGTCGGCGACACCGTGAAAACCACCCCCGTGCTTTTGGGCACATACCAACCTAAGTGATCAACATGGAAAACCAAACCGCCCCCACCATCACCATCGAGTACACCGTTGAGGAGTTCAACTTCCTGCACGCCATCTTGAGCGACCTGCCCACCAAGTCCAACGCCTGGGTGCTTCGCAACAACATGGAGCGCCAGGCGCAGGCTCAAGCACAGGCCAAGAGCATCCCAGTCGCTGATCCCAACAAAGCGGCAGCTGAACCGGCCGCCGAATAACGCGAAACGGGGCCGCTCTCGGGCGGCTCCCACCAAGGAGTACCAATGGAAAACAACCCGAATCAGCTGCTCACACCGCAACAAGTGTCCGACCTGCTGCAGATCTCGGTGGGCACGCTGGAAAACTGGCGCATGCGCGGCCATGGGCCGAAATACCTGAAGCTCGGCGGCACGCATCGCAGCCCTGTCCGGTACCGGCAGCAGGACGTTGAAGATTTCATGTTTGAAGACGCGAAAGGCGGTGAGAAATGACAAAGCAAGAGGCCCTTGCAACCATCAAACTTTTGTCCGCACTTGAGTCGTGGGCGTTCAGTCAGTCAACGCGACTGCCGGACTATTTGGTTGAAGACATACAACGCTCTACCGAAGTGCTGGAGCGCATCATATTGGAGAAATCATGAACGACCCATACGCAAGCGAAGCCGACACCTTGGCACTGCTTCGACCAGACCAGCGCAGCGACGCTGAAAAGAAACTGGACGCCATGCTTGAGGAGCGCGGCGCCTGGGAACAGGGCTCTGATGCTTACCCGATCCTGTACCAGTTTGCGCTGGAGCAGATGGTGGAGCGCGAATCCATCATGCAAGCGATCACCGACCCAGAAAATCAGCCCTCACAGTTTGGCACCGTGACGCTGGCGTACATGCAGCGCGAAGTTACGGCCGAGCGTGAGGCGTGTGCGAAGGTGTGTGACCGACTGGATTCCGAAGTGGACCACTATCCAGCAGCTTGCGCGGCAGCCATCCGACTAAGGGGCCAATCATGACCGACGCCCAGATCGCCATGCTGACCTCCAATATTTTCTTGGCCGCTTGGCTGGGCAAACACTGGCTGAATGGCTTGTTCTTCTTTTTTTACGTGGTTTCCGCGCTGCTCAAATGACAAACGATCAACCCGGCCCCATCCCCCTGCCACACAGCGCCCAGATGCTGGAAATTCTGGAGCGCATCGTCAAGCTCAATGAGCAAGTCGTCAAGCAAAACCAGCTGATTGTCAACGTGCTCACGCTCCCGCCGATGCTCGTCAAGCGGTCAGATTACGACCGGTCCAACCCATGAACCAGTCCCGCATCGCCTCCCTTGCCGAGTCGGTCATGAACGTGCTGATCGGCTACGGCGTGGCATTGGCCAGCCAACTGGCGATCTTTCCGATGTTTGGCATTCACCTGCCGCTGTCCGACAACCTGGCGATCGGCGCCTGGTTTACCCTTATCAGCCTGGTTCGCAGCTACGCGATCAGGCGCTGGTTCAACGCGCGGCTGCACCGAGCCGCACAAAAGATCGCAGGAATATGAAAAAACGCAAACCAGCCAAGACGGTCTACGTGTACCGCTACAGCCTCATCGATGTGATGATGGCCAGCCCAACGGAGCCGCTGCCCGAGTCGCACCGGGTGCACCAGCTCACGCGCATGCATTCAGGCCTGGACGCCATGGAGAAAGCCCCACAGCCCACCACCGACGACTGGCGCGTGGTGAGCGACGCGGTCAACATCATGGAGACGCTGGTCACCAAGGGCCCGTGGCTGGACTGCAACGGCGAACCGGTTGAAATCACTGACGCCAGCGGATTGCTCAACGACGCCGTGACCGCCATGGCCATGGCAGGCAAGCGCCACAAGGCGGGCGGCAACATTCGGCTCGACGGCGCGGGCATCCAGGCTGTGCGCGGCGTGCTGGCCGACTATGCCGACATGCTGGACGCGCTGCCTGCCAGAACCATGATCAAGGCGCACCGAGAAACCGAGCGCCGCATTCACGAAATCTTGGTTGGAAAGAAAAAGCCGCACGATGTTGAGGTGATGGATTTATGAGCGGGTCCGCACCGCCGGAATCACCATGGCCCTACATCACCAGCATCTTGGGCCCAGGCCTGCATTGGTCGCGAACACCGCAAGAGCTGCGCCGGGCGATCGCCAAGGCTGAGCACGACAACCGGCACGACGCGGCCGAGCACCTGCGCATCATCCTGGACCTGCGCAACCGGGTTGCTTTCGACGGCGCAGAAAAAACCCCGCCGGGTTAGGGCGGGGCAAGGTTCCCAACAGGAACAGGAGACAACTGTTACTTGCGGCCAGCGGCCTCGATATCGGCCTCGATGGACGGGATTTCAGGCGTGGGCTGCGCTGAAATGTCGGCCTCAATGTCCGTGGGCTCCGGCGTCGCCTGCTCAACACTTGGCGCAGGCCACACGGTGGTTGTGCCGCCCATCACGGCACCACGCTCAGCAGCAGTCCCGCGCACGGCACGCGGGGCCTCACTGGCGGCGTGTTGCTCGAGGAACTTCACCACAGCGGCCACCTCGTGCGGGTCCTTGGCCATCAGCATGTCCGACAGCTTGTCGGCCACCTGGGGCGTGATCGTTTTGTTGCGCAGCGATCTGAGCGTGATGTTGGCCAGCGTCGTGCCAAAACCACCGCCAGTCACGGCAGCGGAAATGGCGTCCCCAACTCCGGGGCCCTCTTCCAGCGATTCGCGCATGGCGCCGCGCTTGGCCGTCTGCGAGCCCCCCAGGATTTTGTTGGCCTGGTGGAAAAGCTGGGACTCGCGCTCCAGGGCCGTCTGGAACAAACGGAACTGCGACGGGTTGTCGAAAAGCGGCTGCAGCTTGGCCACGGTCTCTGGCGAGTTGATGATCCGGTTGGCCGCGTTGAAGTTGGTCGACGGGTCCATCACCGTGCTGTACAGGTGGCGAGCCACGCCGGTGCGGAAGGCGTCCTTCTCGGCGTCGCCCATTCCAGACACCAGCTTGATGACCTGCTCGTGGTCGAGCTTATTAAAGTCGTTCATGCCGGTGCGCATCGCGTCGATCACCTCCAGATCGCCCGCGTAGGCTTGGCGAGCGGCCTTGTATGCAGGCACGTTCTCGTCGATTGCGTTCACGAACTCGCGGCGCAGATCGCGCAACGCACTGGCCTCGGCCTTGGACAAACCTTGGCCTTTGAAGCCGGACTCGATCGTGGCGTCGATGCCGCGCTTGATGTAGTCCAGCGTGCGAACGTCTGGCAGCTTGGTCAGATCCAGGATTTCCGCGCCGCTGTCGGTGAACTTGCCCGTGGGCTTGTAGAGCTCCGGCAGCGCAAAGCGGCTGGGGTCCTCGCCGCGCAACTTGGCCGCCTGGCCCTCGGTTTCAGCGATGCCACGGGCTTTGTTGAAGAACTCCTGGAAGCGTGGGTTCTTGAGCACCTCCACGATGCGCGGGTCGTCCACATCGCCGTGAGCATAAGCGTCGTCGTAAATGTCCTTGGCCTTGCCGCGCAGCTCTTTGACCAGGCGCTCTTCGTCGGCGTAGTAGTCGCCCGGCTGCAGGCCTTTGCGGACCTGCTGGTACGTGCGCTCGCGGGCGCCGGTTTTTTGCTGGGTGAGCGTCTTTTCAACACGGCGGGTGCCTTTGCCGGTGCGCTGGGCCACAGCCTCGGCCAGATCGGCCATGGCGTTGTCCACGTTGGCCACCACACTGGGAACGCCCATGGCACGATCGCGGGCGGCCAGCTGCTCGATCTGCTGGGGCGTCAGGTTCGACTCGCGCATGGCCTGTGTCATTTTTTCGCCAGCGCGTCGGGAAATCGACGCCTCGGTGGGCGCCAGGCGGTCACGGAGCCAACGAGCGACCCCTGTGGCGCTTCGCATGGCCACGGGGGTACCCACGCCAAGGATTGTGCCAATCGTCGCGCCTGAAACGGCGCCTGAGCCCCGCTGGCCCTCTTCGGCCGAGCCAGCGCCGGACACGGCGCCGGTTGCGCCACCCAGGGCGGCCAGTTTGGCCAGCGCGCCCATGGTCGATGTGCCAAGCTGAGCAGCGCCTGCGGGCTGAGCGCCCGGGACAAACATCATGCCAACGGCGGGAGCCACGCCACCGGCAAACTCTGCGGCGGTCGATGTGATCGGGTATTCCTTGGAGTACTGGGCGTACTCCTGGCGAATCTGCTTGAGCGCCTGCTCATAGGGCACGCCGCCGAGCTTGGAGCGAAGCCAGGCCTCGCCCTCGTCGCCCCAGCCCATGCCCAGGCCTTGGCCCAAAGCGGCGCGCGCGGCGCCAACATACGGATCTGCCATTACTCACCCCCGCCAATGTTGGTTTCTCGGTACAGGCCCTGGTTGATCTCGTTGAGGCGCTTTTTGGAGCGCTGGTAGATCGCCTGCATGGCCGTGGCCGCGTTTTGCATGATCTTGCCACGCTCTTCGATGCTCTTGGCGCCCAGGCCTTGCGTGGCCATGAGGGCCTTGCGCTCGTCGTTGGAAATCTGGCCAGGAAACGTGGACTTGAGCTGCGAAAGAGCTGCTTTTTCGAGCAGGTTTTCCATTTCGCGCGTGTCCTGCAGCTTCTTGTCCTTGCTGCCAGCGGCCTCCAGCAATTTGCGCTGGGCGGTGTCGGGCAAAGAGGTGTCGAAGGTGGTCGGGTTGAGAGCCATGGCTTTTTTCAGGTTCTCGTAGCCCTGCTGCGTCTGCGCCAGAACGTCCTCGGTCTCCGTCTTGAGCTTCATCTCCTGCGGCGACAGCTTGGCCTGTTGGGCCTTCGTCTGCTCAAACTTCTGCTGGTTGAGCAGCAAGTTGGACTGCGCCACCGACATGTTGGCCAGCGTCGCGTTGACCTGGGCCATCTGCTTTTCGACGTTGGCCTCAGCGATCTGAGCCACGCGCTTTTGAAACTCGGGAGTGCCAGGCTGCAAGCCCTCGTCCTTGGCCTGCTTGCCTGCGCTGGACTCGGGCTGGCCGGACTTCACGTAGTCCTTGATCAGTTCGGTGGCGATCGTGCGCTTGTCCTTCATGCCCTCGGCGGCCAGCTGGCGCAGGGTTGCGAGGTCCTCTTTGGCCCCGGTCATGCGCAGCTTTTGCGCCTCAAGGCCAAGCGACAGGCGGCGAGCGCGTTCAGCCGATGCGGCCTCGCGCTGCTCCTTGTTCATCGTGGCGGCAGCCTCACCGGCCTTGCCCAACGACTCCATGAAGTTGCCGGTCTTGGTGGGGGCACCGAAGGCGGCGGCCAGACGGAAGTACATCTCGGCCTTGCTGGGGCCGCTGTCGCCTTGCGCCTTCATGGCGTCCTGCAGGAGTTTGTTGAACGCCTCGGACTCGCGGGTCATGGTCTCGCGTGCTGTTTTCAGCTCGGGACCGTAGTCCTCGCCCTGGGGAAAATACCGACCAAGCAGCGACAAAAGCTGCTGGTTGCCTTGCTCGGGCAAACCAGCAGGCGCAGCGGCCACAGGCGCGGCAACCATGGGTGCAGCGGCAACCGGGGCGGCCTGGACGGGTTGGGCGATCGGTGTGCCAGCGACGGGCAGCCGAATACCGGGTTCCGCAACGTCGTAGTTCGAGGCCAGGTCGTAGATCGATGGCATGTGTGCCTCCAAAAATTAACCGCCGAGCAGCTTGTTCAGGCCAGCCGATGCCGACAGGCCCGTGGCCAGCTGCTGCAGTGGCGATGCCGAGTACGTGGCGCCAGTGGTCGTGCCACTTTGCGTCTGCGAGGTCTGCACGTTGGGCGCCATGCCGCGAACCTGCGTGGACAGCCAGTCGAGCTGCGTTTTGGGGTAGTTCAGCTCCGTGAGGTACTGCTGGTACGCCGCGTCGGCCTGCTTCTGGGCAAGCTGCTGCTGCGACAAACCGGCAGCCTCCAGGGCAGCGACGTCTTGCGTGCGCATCTGCTGGCCTTGCTGGGCCTGCGCTGCCATCTGCTGGAGCACGGACTGCTGGCGCTGCAGGTCGGCACCGGTGAGCTGGCCTGTTTGTGACCCGGCGCTGAGCAGGGCCTGCTGCTGCTGCTGGGTCAGGCCGCCAAGCTGCGTGCCAACGGTCCCCAGGGCTTGGGCGCGCGCCATTTCCTGCTGCGCTGCCTGCTGCTGGGCCGATGTAAGCGCCTGGCCACCGGCCATGATCGCCTGCTGCTGGGCGGTGCCGAGACCGCCAGCCGTGGTGGCAAGGCCTGCTTGGCGCTGGGCCTCCTGCTGAGCTGCCGACAGGGCCTGGCCGTAGCCAGACTGCAACGCCTGGGCCTGCTGGTTCAGGATGGACTCTTGCGTGTCACGCAGCGCGCGGCTGCCAAACTCGCCCATGCGCGTGCCGCCGAATTGGCCAGCACGCACAAACGAATCGGACACGGCGGGCAGTAAGTTTTCAGACAGATTGCGCGCACCGAGCTTGGCGATCTGGTTGGTCACGCCCTCGGTGTAGGGGCTCATGAAGTCTTGCACCGCACCAGCCGTGGACTGGCTGGCGGCTTGCAAGTATGGCTGCGCGGCAGACAGGCCAGATTTGCCCAAGCTCTCCTGGACATACGGGGACAGGGTGCGCGCGCCTGCGCCGGTGTCAACGCCACCCAGGGCAGCAGCAGACTGCGACAGGTAGGGCTGGGCCGCGCCCACGCCACTTGTGCCGACGGCCTGCTGGATGAACGGCTGAGCCGCAGCGGCTCCACCAGGGGCAGTGCTGAGCGCGGTCAGGCCGGTTTGAGCCTGCTGGAACGCGGGCTGCCAAGCGCCCTGGTTGGTGCTGACAGCCTCCCACGCTTGTTTTTGCTGCGGCGTTGCGCCAGCCACCAGAGTGCCGCCATACGGGGTGAATGGCGTGTTGGCCACGTTGGTGGCCTGGTAGATCTGGTTGTAGATGGCGTCCTGCAGCCACTTCGGGGTTTCCGTTGTGCTGGTGACGTAGGAGGTGGCTTTCTGGGGATCGCCTTGGAACAAGCTGGCCATGTTATGCGCTCTCTTTCATGCGGGGGGCAATCAAGCCGCCTCTTTCAGATATGCCAATGGTGATTTGGCGTTCGCGCTGAACTTGCCCCGGGCCATTGATTTGCCTTTGTGCTGACGAATTTTAGCCCGCATCTCGTCCAAACGGCGAGCCCCGTCCTTGGTGGAGCCGTCGCCCAAGAGCGACACGGTTTCAGCGTCCATGACGTACTCGCCATCGGAGAGCTTGGCGTTGATGGTGTCATCGCGGCCAGAGCCGCCGCCGGTTGCCAGGCGCGACAGAATGCCGCCCCGGGCCTTGGCCACCGCCGTGGTGTCCGTAGCGACCGGGTTGTCGTACATGCCGCCGCCGACCTTGTCCCAGTTGCGGGCGATGTAGCTGCCCAGCGGCAAGCCCTGCATCTTGGCGGCCGCGCCAAGCGTGTCCCAATTCCAGGTGCGCATCGGGCGGTTGAAGTACTCCTTCTGCTCGGGCGTCATGCCAGCAACCACTTGCTGCACCTGCTCGGGCGTCTGGGCGGCGCTGAACAGGGAGAGCAGCGGCAGCATGCTGGCGGCAGAGCTCAGGCCGCTCACGCCCAGCTTGTTTGTGGACCCGGCGTCGGTCTTGGCAACCGTCGGCATCGCTTCGGCGGTCTGCGCGGCGATCACATTCAGCGGCGAGGCTTTGATGCCAGTGCCGGTGTAAGGCTCAGCCGATGCCGTGTCCGCTGTTGCGGGGCCAGCCAGCGAGTAATCGGGCGAGAAGCTCTCGGGGCCGGTGAAGGTTGGCGTGTTGCCGCCGGTCAGGCTGTAGTTTGTGCTCAGGCCCATTTCCGGGACGCTGGCCGTGTTCAGAGCGGGCGCCTTCAGGCCTTCGACAGCAATGTCGGACGGCGATTTCAGGCCCAGGCCGCCAGTCTCGGCGGGAGTGATATCGTAGATCGACTTGGGAGCGGGTGCCGATGGGGCCTGGTAGGCCGCAGCCAGGCCGGTCAGTGCGCCCTGAGCCAAGGCCTGCGTTGGCGTTGCGCCCATGGTCAGCGCGTTGCCAAACTGCTGGCCTGCGGTCTGCAAACCAGCGCCGAGCTTGCCATCGAGGCCGCTGGCCGCGTTACCCAGGGTGCTGCCCGCATAGCCGCCGATGCCGCCTTTTACCGCTCCAGTCAGGAAGTCGCCACCGCTGGCCGCGCTCTGAGCGCCGCCAATCAGGGAGCTGCCCAGCACGTTTTGGGCTGTGTTGCTCAGGGTCATGCCGGTTGCATCACCGATCGCACCGCCCAAAGCACCGCCAGCGCCAGCGCCAAGAGCGCCGCCGATCGCGCCTTTGAGCGCGTTGCCACCCGCCGCAGCCGAGCTGGCGCCGCCGATCACCGCGCTGCCCAGCATGCTTGCGCCGACACCGCTGGCCCCAAGAGCCGAGCCGATTGCGGTACCGATGCCAGGAGCCACGATCGACAGCACAACGGGGGCCACGGCCGCGATCAGCTTGCCGACGCCGCCCTTGAACTCGACCAGGCCGGTCGTGGGGTTCACGGTGCCGGAGCCGCCCATGCGCGCCAGCATCGAGGCCTCACGCGGGTTGATGTGCGCCAGCATGGTGTCGCCACCACGGCCAGCAGCGGCAACGCGCTGGGCCGCCTGAGCCAGACCGCCACGGGCAAACGCCTGCGAGCCGCCGGACTGGTAGCGGGTCTGCACCTCGTAGAGCGCCACCAGCATGGACACGATCAGCACGGGGTCGAACTCGGCGGGGAAGTCCTGCTCAGAGCCAAAACCGGCGCGAATCGCAGCCTCGCGGACCTTGGGGTATTCCTGCGGGTTTTGAAGCACGTACTCCAACGTGGCCACCAGTTGGTCGACCATGTTTTCCGTGATGCCCGGCATGTTGGCGATGCGCGCCTCGATGACGTCAGCGGCTTGCTGAACCTGCGGGTTGTTGGCCGCCATGGCCATGATCGTTTGCTTGTCGATTTGCGGGGTCATCTGTTCACCAGTCTGGAAGTTGTCCATCACTTACTCCTGCGATTCCATTTGTGTTGCTCGTAATCTTCGCGCAAGAAACCGTAAACGCAAAGATCGTCGTCCTTGAAAGCCCGGCGCATCACGCCCTCGAGCTGAAAACCGATGTGCTCGTCAAACCGACGAGCGGCCGTGTTCTTGGCCCTTACCAAGCCCGTCACGCGCTGTGCCTGGAAGTGGTCGAAAGCGTACTCAAAAACGCCCCGGAACATCTCCAGCGCAGCGCGCGGCTTGGCCCATCTGGCACCAGGCTTTGCGGCGGTGTGCATGTCCACGTTCGTGTCGGTGAAGTTCGAGAGCACCACCACAAACACAAACTCGCCA